CCAAACATCGCGGCCAGATTGAAGGCGCCGAACAGAACAGGAATCTGGCTGTTGGCTTCGGTGCTGGGGAAGATCTGTGAAGTGTAGACAGGGTAGCCCAAAAACGTGTTTCGGCGGATGCCGTTGACGATCTCAGATGCAAGCACACCGCCCGCCGCGTAGGCGAGTTTCTGCATAACCGAATGCTCGAACGTCTTGTGACACACCCAGCCAGCTCCCGGAACGTCTGCGTAATTCGGCAGGCTTCCGACCACCTTGTTAAAGTCGCTCAGCGTCAGCTCTGACCACAGGTTTCCGCTCCCGGCGATCAGGCCGGGGGCCGTTCCGGCCGTCAGTTCGTCCATGCGAGTTCGGGCGCCGGTGATGCCGCCGTAGGTGCTCGTACCAGTGCCATTGAAGGCGCAGTCGTCTTCCTTGTACGCAAAGGCGTAGGCGATCTCACCGACCAGCCGATCAGCCAGCCCGAGGACGTTGTCTGCGTTCAACTCGTTGCTCATGCGAGTAATAACGGCCAGTTTCTTCGCCACCAGCGTGACGTTGTCAAAACTCATCGTGCTTTCGGTGATGGCTGCGTTTTCTGCCGTGAAGTAGGCAGTGAGGCCGCTGAGTTGTCGCGGCTCGGTTTTCGTGTCGCTGCTCATTGGAACGACGTTGAACAACTGCCGAGCCACGCCGTAGCGTTCCCGAAGCAGGATCAGGTCCGTTCCGAATTCGTCCGGCACCAGAACATGTGCGCCGGTCGTGTCTGCGCCGCCTTCGCCGTGTGCTGCGGCCAACAGGCCATTATCGCGGCAGTAAGCCACTGCCGCGGAATTGCGGTAGGGGATTGAGCCGGTCTCAGAGATCATCGCCATTGCCCACATACCAAATCGGTAGGCGCGGACTTCAGCGGGGATCTCGTGGTCAGCGGCGAAATTCTTCAACGGCACACGTCGGACGTTTCGCGGCAGGCTGAACTGACGTGCGACGTCATGGCCAGCGTGAATGCCGTGGGCAAGTCCGGCGTTGTTGGCGATCAGCCGAGTGGTCAGATTGTCCGGAGCGTTGCGAACGGCACTGAGCCGGTTGCGGAGGCCAGCCGCGGCGTCATGCCGGGCCTGCAGGCCGTCCAGCGTCTTCTGCAGTTCTTCGGCTTCCTGAATGTAGGCTTCAGCCTGCGTCTGCTGCTCTGTGCTGATTGGGGCTTCGTCGGTGGCAGTGGCGAGGATGGTTTCTGCCGCCTGCAGTTTCGCGGCCTTGTCGGCTCGCAATTGGTCGATCTTCATTCTGTTGTCTCCTGAGCCAGCGAAACGCAAAAGGCGTCAGCCGCTGGCGATCCATTGGGAAGGAATCGCGAGTGGTGACGCCTTGCAGTTTTCCGCAGACTCAGCCCGATCAACAGCCGCCACAATTCAGGGCGACATATCGACAGCGGAATTGTGAACAACTCCGCCGCTGCTTGTCAACTGCATTTACTTCATTGCACAGACTTTTGCTCGTGCGGCCAGTTCGGCGACTCGGTTTTTTGCTGGCGTTTTGTTTGTTTTGCGGGGCTGGAGAATTTCATCCACAAATCCCATTTCGAGAGCCTGAGCCGCCGTGTATTTTGTGCCGTCGCCGTTTGGGCCGAGCAGCGCAGCAGCTAATTCTTCTTCGGGTTTGCCGGTTTTTGCTGCATAGGTGGCCACCGCCGCGGCGTTGAATTTTTCCAGCCAGTCGATGGTTTCCCGAAGGTCTGCAATGTGGCCCATGCCCGCAGCCAAACCCTCGTGAATGTGGAAAATTGCGTTCGACTGCATCATCACGCGGTCTGCCCCGAGGACTGCCAGAGACGCCGCCGAGGCTGCCACGCTCTCGATGATGCCTCTGGTGGGTGCTGGATGGTCGGCCAAGGCGTTGTAAATCGCCAGCCCATCGAAGGCCAGCCCCCCAAACGAGTTTACTCGCATCGTCACGGGCTTGTTTCGGTTGGCCTGCAGAATGCGGCTGATTGATGCCGCGTCTGCCTCCGCGTAGTCATCGCCGACAGTGCCATAAAGCAGGATTTCAATTCCTGCATCGGAAGCAGCCCAAAAAACGCGGAAATCGTCGTTTTTTGCTGTGTTTTTGATGTTTTTTGGCTGAAACAGGTCGATTTTGCGCCTCATTTTGACACCTTTTTCAGGATGGTTTGCAATAAATCATCTCTTCGCGTTGCCCATGTCGCCACCGCCGCCTCGACCTGTCCCTTGAGTGTGTCGGGCGTTGCGTGCCTGGCGACAGCCTCCAAGGCTGCGTAAGACGCTGTGGCGTGCGACTGGATCGCCGTGCGCACATTCACGGCCGCCAGCCCAGGCAGCGTGTTCTCTGCCCAAGTCGTGTAAAAGTCGGCCATGCCCGCCAGAAAGTCACCCGTGCGGCGTCCAGCGATCTGCACTGCCTTTGCGGCCTCGATCTCGCAGGCTTTCGCCACGCCTGCGGAAATCAGCTGCCGCAGGGCTGTCATGGTGTCGCTGTCGCCTTCGCTGTCGTCCTCTTCGTCCGGGCTATTGTCTGGCGTATCGTCTTCTTCCTCGCCCTCAGCCATCTCTTCTTCCGGACTGCCGATCTCCATCCAGTTTGCGGGCCTGTAGCGGGCCTCGCCATCTTCGCCGAGCGTCGGCATATTGAGTAGTGCGCGGGCTTCGTTGTGGTTGATGATGCCGCTTTCCAACTGCCTGTAAAGCCCGTTAATCTTCGACTCAAACGACATCTGGATCAGGGCTTCGCGGTTAAACTCGATCAAATGTGAATCGGTCGCCCGCTGCTGCTCTGTCAGCAACTTATCTTCGCACTCGTGCTCCCATGTCTTGAGCCACGGCTGCAGTGTGTAATCCAAATAAGACTGGCCCTCTGACTCCAAGGAATTATGGCTCGTGCGTGTGCTGTCGCCGAGCATGTGCGGAGGAACCCCAGTGATGTTGCTGACGGTTGCCCGAATCTCGTGCTCACGGGTCTGGAGAAACTGAGCCTGATCGGGGCTGATTTGCAGTTGTTGAAACTTCACGCCGTCCTGAATCAGAGCCACCTTGTGAGACTGACTCAGGCCGGACTGCATAGAATTCCACGCCTGCATCGTGTTGCGTATTTTCTCCTCAGTGAAGTGGCCTGGAATCATCAACAGGCCGCTCATATTGGAGCCCTGCCCAAAGAACCTAGCACCGAATTCCATTGCGGCCATACCCACGCCCAAAGCGTCCGCCATGAGTTCAAGGATCGGGTAGCCGACTATTCCATCCGGCCCCAGTCCGCGAATGTGCAGCATGTCACGGCTGCTGACTCGCACGGCCTCCTGGTTGAAATACGTCACATACCAGATTTCGCCATCCATCACCCGAACGAGCGTATTGGCGGGATTCCAGATCGACAGCGAAACGGGCCGGCCTTCGACGCGGTCAATGCTGGCGTAGGCGTTGCCATGCAGCAAAGCGAGGCTGGTCATGGTCCGACGGAACGTGTAGGCGTTGATGTAGGGGCTTGCCGCGCGGTCCAGCAGCGCCTGCGCAGGGTGCCGCATGTCTACTCGCTTTCCTCCGTCACGCTGGCGCCGAAAGACGTCAAACGGTAGTCCAGCAACACTCGACGAAATCAGGTTGATTGCTCGCCAGAGTGGAGGGTATCCCATCGCGGTCTTTGCGGTGACGCGGCTGCCGCTGGTGGCGCGGATTTGCGGGAAGTCGCCGCCCATGCTGATTGAGCGCCAGAGGTGCTCGTCTGAGCGTGCGGATACCGGCGATGGGTTGGCGATGACGGTAATGCCGAAACTGTCCATTGATGCTCCTCAGAGCAGGATAACGCCAGACCCGGCAGAAGAATATGCGGCGCCGGTTTCGCCGTGTTGTATCGCTAACGCCATTCCCATCAGCATTGCACAAATGCCGTCGATTTTCTCCGCCGATTTTCCCTTGTCAGGGCGAATATTACCAGACGCGTCTGTCTTGTGCGAGACGTTCGCGGCCATCCAGCGTAAAACGGCGTTGCCGTCATGGCGAAATTTGTTGGATGCCAGCAGCGTAAGCAGCCGCTTAAAAGGCTCGTTGTAGGTGCTAAACGACTGCGGCATTTTCACTAACAAGTCGTTTGGAATGCCGATCTCTTTCAGCAACTGTATCACGCCTGTTGAATTCCACGGGTCGTAGCCGATTCGCATGACCTCAAATGGCTGTAGGATCTCGAAGACATGCTCCGACAACTCCCGCACGTCCACTTCGTTGCCACTTGTAAGTGTCACCCAGCCGTGTGACGCGAAATTGCGGATCATCCTTTGGTCTTGTCCGGCTCGCTGGTCCACGGTGGCTTCCGGCAACCAAAACCACGGGAACACGGTGAATCCGCCGTTGTCCTCTGGGAATACCAGAGCCAGCGCCGTGACGTCGCGTGTGCTCGACAGGTCCAGTGCGGCAAAGCACGGGCGCCCGTGGTAGTCTTCAATTCGAATATCCTGTTTGCAGTTGTCCCAGTGAATCATGGACACAATGCGGTTGGCCTGCTCCGTCCACTGGTTTAGATGCAACTGCCGGAAGGTATTTTCGAAGGCGGGGTTTTCTGCCGCCCTGCGGGCCTGCTCTCGCAGATAGTCCAGACTGACCGCCTCACCCAGCAACGGATTGGCCTTCCGCCACGTGGCCTCGTCACGCCAGTCGTCGTTTGGGTCGGCAGAGAACAACACTGGGTAGAATGATGGGTCGTGAATCATGCCATCGCGCACCGCGATTGCGTACTGGTGCAGCTCCCAGCAAATGCTGCTGCGGTCGTGGCCTGCAGTCGTGATAGCAAATGTCAGGGGCTGTTTGCGGGCGCCTGTGGACGTGTCGAGAACGTCCCAGAGATTGCGGTCTGGCTGCGTGTGGAGTTCGTCGAAGATGATACCGCTGGCGTTGAATCCATGGGCGCCCATGTGGTCCGCTGAAATGGCACGGTAGAACGACTGGCTTTTCCTGTGCAGCATCCGCTTTGTCGATTCTCTCAGCATCACGTGCTTACCGAGGACGTGCGACTTTTTCACCATGTCCGCGGCCATGCCGAAAACAAGGCTGGCCTGGTCTCTGGTGGATGCTGCGGAATAGACTTCGCCGCCTTGTTCGCCGTCGCAAAGCAGCAGGTAAAGAGCGATTCCAGCGGCCAGCGTAGACTTTGCATTCTTCCTGGGGATCTCGACGTATGCTTTTCGGTATCGCCGTGTGTGGTCGCTGCGGCGCCGCCAGCCGAACAGGTCGCGGATAATTTTGGCGTGTGAATCGTGCAACACAAAAGGCGTGCCTGCCTTTTCGCCCTTTACGTGGCAAAGGCAGTCAGGGAAAAAATTGACGGCACGGGCTGCGGCCGCGCCGTCAAAGTAGTACTCGGCATCATCCAAAGTAGCGGGCCTCGATGTCGTCTGCCTCTGCGTTTGCGTTGCCATCCATTCGCGTTCGGCTCAGGTAGGTCAGTCCGAGGTCGTTGCCGTAATGGCGGACCTTGTTCCAGGCGTCTGACGAAACGGCCAGTGCCGGATGCTTCACCACCTGGCCCATTGAACCAGCCACCATCATGCCTTCGCTGGCCACCAGTGCGTCCGCCTCTTTGGCGAGCTGATAGGCTGCGCAGAAGCCTTCCAAGTGTGCGGCGTCGATTTCATCCACAATACCGAATCGCTCCAGCCCCCGAAGCACCTCCCGCCATTTTTTGCCTGCGATCGACTTTACCGGGAACGGACACCGCAGCTTTGTCTTTGGGGCTGCT